AGGTGTGTGAGATTGATAAGAATTCTTATCAATAACACGAGTGAGATCAACAAGTGACCTCACAACGTGCTTTTCACAATTACGCAGGAACGCGTCAGTAGCCAACATCATCGAAGTAAGGGTAGAACCCTTATAAGACATGTTGAGACCGACTGGCTCCAAAAGGTGTTTGACAGAGTCAAATACCTTCTTCTGTGCCTTTGTTAGAAGCACACCAGATCGTGGGCCAAGATTCCTACAAATGTCAAGGAAGTTGTCGTTAGACATCTTCCGCCACTTGTAAGAAGGCAAAACGGCATCTTTCGTAATAATCTTACCAGCAAACTCCGCAAGGGCGTTTGAAGATAAGCTTTTCTGAGGAGACCACGGACACTTCATAATGTCCAATACATCGATATAATCTTTGTATAGCTGATCATTCAGTATTACGACGTCATCACCGACAACGAAGAAATCATGACTATAGCCCTTCTTCTTCGAAAGGAAGAAGAGTAGGAGTCCATGAGTAAGTGTAAACGCAGCAAAACTTGGGCGTAAGCCCAAGGGTTGTCCACGTTTCCACTGAATATCTCCAACCTCAGATTTAAACCTGAGCTGGGAGATTTCTTCGAACAATTTGATGTCAGGAATATCGCCAAAGACTGATCGAAGTACTTCCAATTGTAACCCAAGAGGGAAATAATCGGTTGCACCAGTTAAGTCAATGGAATGTACCACCTTGGAAGCCTGTAAGGCTTCTTGAATCCACGGTATAGCTCGGGACTGATCATATGTACAATCCCACGCAAGTCCTTGAACAACACGCGATAACGCTTGTTGAAGGGGCTTGAGTGCCAGCTGATGGATACGGTAAGGAGATGCGATTGCTCGCAACTTCAAACCCGGCTCCTGAAGGAAGTGAACTTCACCTCCATACAGATGGTTATCAGGTTTTACATCAGTCTTAACGAGGGGACCATCAATGCCTTTTACCACAGGAGCGTAAAGCTCGAAGTGTTTCCAGGCAAAAAGATAGTTCTCTTGGCCCGAAGAGTATCCCATTTCTGAGAGTACATCATCGGACTGTCTAACCCGACGGTCAGAATGAAAGCGCGGGGCCCACTTTTCAGTGGAACCGACGTATTCAAGAAGAGAGTTACCACCACGTTGCACGTCCTGAAGAGGAATTACCCTCTTCGTACAATCATTAAATGCTGTAATGAACTCATGGGATAAACCCATGGGAGCATCACAATTCACACCATCGAGGAACTTCTTAAGCTGTGCATCCAGCACAGTATTCGAAGTGAACAATGTTGCGATGTTAAGAGCTTGTAAAACCCTATTGAATCTCTTACGAGTTTCTTTTGGATTTTTACAATCAAGTGACCATTTCATGATTGAGCCCACAACCCCATAGACATTTCCCAACCGGTTCATACGAACCCAACTAAGTTGTGTCTCAAGGCCTGCCTTGCGGCGAATGAAGTCGACCTTAAGACTCTTTAGTCTTGAGACCGTCCATTCAGGACCATTATTGGCTACCCACTTAAACACTAAATCCACAAATGGATTTATAGTTTGGTGAGGGACACCAATAGCAACTAATCTATGCCTAGCTCCTCTTTCTAACTGATTGTGGTTATTTACCATAATCGACTAACTGCCCCCCTTTCAAGGGTGTGGTTAATGTTAGTAGAGAGCGTCGAGCCCACTATCTGAAGTGAGGGACCTAAATGTTAAGGAATAATATTTATCACTAGATGATCTAGGGAAACCTAGAATATCAAGAAGTAAA